AAATATACCGGGCGTTTAGTGTTTGGATTAACCGACGAAATGTTTGTTTATAATTGGTTGTTGGGCGTTGGGTTAGCGGATGAAGTGAAAGAAACCGAGGACGACCGGAAAGAAGCGTATAACCGATTTTTGGCACGTGCCGCCCGTGGGTTCGTTAATGAATTTACGGTTTATCACGTTCGTAAACAAGGAACCCAAAGCCCGGAAATTGATTATACAGCCTTTGAGGTTGCCCGGCGTAAAGAAATTAAACGGACTTTCGACCGAATGATTAAGGACGAAATTTATATCTATCATTATTTAAGGTTTGAAAAATGAAAAAAAGAGTTTCAGCGACAAAGTTGTACCGACTTTGGGAAAGTATAAAAGCCCGTTGTTATAATCCTAAAAGAAAGGATTATAACAATTATGGAGGTCGTGGAATAACTATTTGCAAAGAATGGTTTTGTTTTGATGCCTTCAAAAATTGGGCTTTAGAAAATGGATATAACCCCGGTTTAGAAATTGACCGGATAGATAACGACGGAATATATAGCCCGGAAAATTGCCGTTTTGTTACTCATTCGGAAAATAATAGAAATAGGCGAATACGCCGAGATAACACAACCGGATATAAGGGAGTAACCCGGCATAAACAAACCGGGAAATATAATTATGAAATTCAAATCGACGGAATACGATACAGAAAGAGCGGTTTTATAACTGCAAAGCAAGCGTATGACGAACGATTGATTAAGATTGAACAAATAAAAAAGATGTTATGAAAATAAATTGCATTATAGGCATAGACCCCGGAAGCAATGGGGGTATTGTGGTTTGGCGACCCAACCACAACGCAACGGCAATTAAGATGCCTAAAGACATTAACGAGATACGGGATTTTCTCAACTATTACAAAGAGATTTGCACGCCGATTGTCTTTTTGGAAAAATTGAGCGTTCGCCCGGACGACGTAACAGTTGGCGATGCCGGGGCAAACATGGGTAAATTGTACCGCATACAAAAGATGTTGCAAAACTTTGAGCATTTGAAAGCCATTATAACCGTCGCCGAAATACCGTTTGTTTTGGTTAATGCGATGAAGTGGCAAAACGACCTTAAATTGCATATTAAGGTAAAAGGGAAAAAGGAGGAAAAGGCAGACCGCAAACGACGGTTCCGGGATATTGCCGGGAAATTATACCCGGAGATTATCCCGGCGTTATGGAATGCGGACGCAACGTTAATAATGCACTTTGGACGGTTCATTTTACAGAATAACCCCCGTTGGGTTTTGGAAAATTTGCCCCAACAAATGCACAACCGTTTATTTTAAGCCCGTAGGGGCGTTTAATTATTCAAATGGTTACTTGTATGGCAGACGAAACAAAAGCCCCGCAAATCGAAAATCCCGAAAAAATAACGGCAAAAGATTTGGCGGAAATGGTAAAACAGATGCGGCACAACCAACGACGTTGCCAACGGAACCCAACCCCGGAAAAATTGGCAACGTTGGAAAGTTGGGAACGCAAAGTTGATGCGGTCGTTGCTGTATTGACCGATACACAAATGAAATTGTTTTGATATGGACGAAATGGATTATATCTATTTAGGCGACCGATTGACCCGCCCGGAATTGCGACGTATGCCGTGCCGGGCGGTTCGTCGTTCCGATGGTAAATGTATAAGAGGGCGCAACGGTAATATGTTAGTTGAGTTTGGCGGCGTGGGTAAATGCGTTGTTTTGGGGCGATTATTGCGGAAAATAAAAAAATAGCCGAAAATAAAAGTTTTGGTATATCCATTATTTTACATATATTTGCGGCATGAAAAAAGGTAAATACTTAATAGAATATGATTGTTACGTTGCTGAAAATGGCAATATAACGCAAAATGATAAGGAAATAAAGCCTTATTTGAACGGTGGCTATATGACTGTAAAATTAAAAATCAATGGTTTAAAAGTTATGCGGGTTCATAGATTGGTTGCTTTGGCGTTCATTCCCAACCCGGACAATAAACCATGTGTTGACCATATCGACGGGAATAAATTAAATAATCATGTTAATAATTTACGTTGGTGTACTATTGGCGAGAACCTAAAATTTGAGAACGTTAAACGTGTATCAAAATTATATCCCGTTAAACGTATTGATAAATTAGGTAATATTGTATGTTTTGATAATATTTTAGATGCGTGTGTTTTTCCTTGGCAAAAGTATGTAATATTACAGGTATGTAACGGGAAAAGAAAAACATACAACGGTTATAAATGGGAACATAACGACCCGGCGATTTCCGGGAAATAAATAAATTTAAAGAGCGATGTATATTAAGAAATTGGAATTGTTGAATTTTCAAGTTATCAAAGAGTTCAACGCAGATTTTGAGGGTAATGTATATTTCATTACTGGGGACAATGAGTTAGGCAAATCAACCCTTTTAAAAGCAATCGGCGCAATGTTGACCGGGAACCGGGACGCCGTGTTGAAAAATGGCGAGGACAAAGGATTTGCGAAAATGGTAGTAGGTAACGACGGCGAAAATTACGAGGTCGAATTAAAGTTTACCAAAGCCAACCCACGGGGGACATTATCCATTAAATCCCAAACAACCGGGATGCGTTCGGATAACGTTTCAATGTTGCAAAAGATTTTCGGTTACCAAGACTTTGACGCCGTGGAGTTTTCCCGTTGGAGCGAAACCGCCGAGGGACGCCGCAAACAAATTGAGGTTGTAAAGGCTTTGTTGCCGGAAAAGGTGCGCACCCGTATTGCTCAAATAGACGCCGAGGTTATGACCATTAAGGATAAACGAAAAGACGCCAACGCCGAGGTTAAGACGTACACAACCATTTGCGCCAACGCTGAAAAGCAATTGAAACCCGGCGACGTCAAAACGTATGCCGAGAAAAAGGATATTACGGCGTTGATGGAAGAACAAAACGAAAATGCCCGATTGATTGAGAAAGCGAAAACGGTACGCCAAACCCGGCAACAAAGGGTTGAACAATTGGCGGCAATCCCCGAACGTATTAAAACCGCCAACGACAACCACGACAAAGCCGTTGCGATTATTGACACCAATTTAGCGAATGAAGAAAAAGAGGTTGCCCGCATTATCGCCGAGGCGCAAAAACGATTAGAGGACGCCAAAAAAGAGGCGAAAACGTCCCGTAAAAACGTCGATGCCGAATTAAAGGAAACATTGGCAACCATTGAGGCGGAAAAAGCCGATTTTGAAAAGCGCAAAGCAAATGCCGACAAATGGTTAGAGGAATACGAAGCCAATAACCCGGAAAAATTAGATACGGCGGAACAACTGAAAAAAGCCGAGGAACACAACCGTATTAATGCGTTGGTTGTGGATTACATGGCAAAGAAGAAACAAAAGGAAGCCGCCGAGAAAACCGCCCGCACGTTTGAGGACAAATTAGGCGCATTGGCAAAGGAAAGGGAAACACTTATTGCAACGTCCAAATTGCCGATTGCCGGGCTTTCGTTCACGGACGACGGGTTAGAATTAAACGGCGTGCCGTTCGTTGCCGGGAAAGTGTCAGATAGTCAAATTATGGAGGTTGCCGCCAAACTGATTATCGCAAGCAATCCGACGGTTAAGGTGTTCCGCATTGCGAGGGGCGAAAGTTTAGGCGAAAAGCGTTTGCAGGCGATTATAGACATTGCAAAGGCAAACGGTTTTCAAGGCTTTATAGAGGAAGTAAAGCGGGGACAAACCGATTTAGTAGTTGAGGAATACACGGAAAACGAATAATAACCGGGGGCGGGCTTTCCGTCCCCTTAAAATCTAAAACAATGGCATATACATTGAACGATAATTTGAAACGTTGGGCGGAACAATACGAAACCGCCGAGTTTATCCAATCCGACCCGGTGCAAATCCCGCACCGTTACGATAGCCGGGTAAATATTGAGATTAGCGCATTTGTTACGGCGTGGATTGCGTGGGGTTCCCGCAAACAGATAATCCAAAAAGCGGATTTTATCGACCGGGAAATTTTCAAGGGTGCGCCGTATCATTATATTGTCGGAACCGACACGCAGGGAGCCGCCCCGGAATGGAAGCAATACAAAGGCAGTAAAGAGAATTTTTATAGAACGTTTACATACGCCGATTTTCACGACCTTTGCGCCCGCTTGTTTGACGTGTATAGTAAGTTTGAGAACATGGAAAAGGCATTGCAAGCGCAACCGGGCGGGCATCCGTTGGAACAATTGCAACGTCTTTTCGGCGATGTTAAGGGCGTGCCGGATATGGAAACGAAAAGCGGTTGCAAACGCTTATGTATGTTTTTACGTTGGATGTGTCGCCACGGTTCCCCGGTTGACTTTGGATTGTGGACGATTTGCGACCCCCGTAATTTGATTATTCCATTAGATACCCACGTGCATAAACAGGCATTGCGGTTGGGGCTTGTAAAACGCCGGACGCCGGATTTGCAAACAGCCATTGAGATAACCGACCGTTTCGCCGAGATATTCCCGGACGACCCAACAAAGGGGGATTTTGCGTTGTTCGGTTATGGAGTGAATAACGGTAAGGTTGCACCCGTTACGAAGGAACCGGAGCCGGAAAAAGAGCAACCAATCGACGGGTTACACAATGCCGGATTGTTGGAGCCGGGCGAATTTGTCGTTATGTTTGCAAAGATATTGGATAAGCGAGAAACGAAGTTATCACGGGCGGAACGGGACGTTATCCATACAATCGGAATGACAGCGTTTAATAAGACAATGAAAAAATTAATAGCCGATGAAAAAGCGAGAAATAACAGCGACGGGGACAATAAACAATAACGGCGGGTTGGCAATGTACATGGGGGAATTAAACGAGTTTTTCAAGGGTTGGAAAGGTTCCCGCATTATTGCCCGGTTTATTGTAGCGTCCCCCGGTTCGTCCGAGGCTTTGAAAGGGTATTATTTCAACTATGTTGTACCGACGTTTAAGCACGCAATTTGGGAGGCGGGCGAACGTCTTACAGAGGAACAAACCGAACGACGTTTGCGGGAATTTTCCCCGATTATGTACGTTGAACGGGTCAACGAGGAAACGGGGGTATATTCCCACGATTTGCGCACCGTGGCGGATTTGTCGAACGCCGAGTTAATCGAACATATCGAAACGCTCAAACAGATAGCCGCCGAGGAATACAATACATTTATTGACGACCCTAAAACCCTATAATATGCCCGCTTGCAAATGTATCGAAAGAAAGAAACCCGCCAACCAACGTAAATGGCGCATATTGCAATACAAATGCAATCATTCGGCGTTTAATGGTTGGCGGTATCAACGAAGCGATTACAGCGCAATAACTTGTTTGCGTTGCCGGATGGTTTGGAGAACAAAAGCAAATTATGTTGAACAATTGCCCCGATATTCAGAGGGCGAACAATTAAATTTTGATAATGGAATTAACAGATAAAACCCCGATGCCGCAAGGTAAATTTAAGGGGCAACCGATGGAAAATGTACCGTATTGGCATTTGCTTTGGTTGGACGGAAAACCGTTTTGTAACCGGGACGTCCAAAAGTATATAGACGAAAACCGGAACGTTTTGGAATTGGAAAAAAAGCGGGATAAATACCGCAATGAGAGCGAAAACAGTAATTAACGATTTAATATTTAAGGTTATGCAAAAATTTGATTTGAAAGATGTTTGTTTCTTTGATTGTGAAACAACCGGGGTTCCGGCAAAGGGTTTGAAATGGGATGCGGATTTTGAGCAATTCCCGCACGTCGTCCAATTGGCGTGGTCGTTGGGCGATAAGGAAAAAAGTTATATTATCAAACCCGATAATTACGAGATACCCCCGGAAACAACCGCAATTCATGGTATAACAACCGAACGGGCAATTGCCGAGGGCGTGCCGTTTGCCGAGGTTGTGGACGAATTTTTAGCGGATGCCAACGCCGCCCCGCTTGTATGTGCGCACAACATTTACTTTGATAGTTCAATGTTAAAAGCAAACGTTTTGCGCTATTGTGGACGGGAATATTACGACGCACATGTTGAGGACGCATTACATAAGGGTAAACGCATTGATACAATGATGAAAACAATTAAGTTTGTCGGCGCATTGTATTCAAACGGGCGACCGGGAAAATATCCCAAATTAGAGGAATTATATAGTAAGTTATTCCCCGGCGAAACATTCCCGGCGCATGACGCATTAGAGGACATAAGGGCGTTGCGCCGTTGCGTCCCGGAATTGGTTAATTTGGGGATTATTGAGTTAGCGCAAAAGGAATACCCGGCGGAACAACTCAAAGCCCAATTTGAGCCGGAAAAGCCCAAAGGCGGGCGCAATATTGAGTTCCACGACCCCAACCCGGTAACGGAACCAATCGGAACCGGGGAACCCGTCCCGGAACCAACCCCGGAACCGGAACGCCCGGCGGTTCCGTCGAATAGTAAGACACGGGAATTATTGGACGAAACAGAATTTTAAGTTATAAAACCGTTCCGGGCGTATTCCCGGTAACAATCAAATAATTAAAAAATGAGCGAAGAAAAAAAAGCCGCAAACGTTATGTTGATACCAAGCGAAAAGGCGTTTGCATTGTCGAAAGTCAAGACATTAAAGGACGGCGGGTTAGACGTACATTATGAAGTTACCGAAACAATCGGTAATGAGAGTTACACGAACAAATACCACGTCGAAAGTGCAAAGGACATACACCCGGATTTGCGGGATTGTTTCGACCGTTTGCGCCCAATCATGGGACGGATTTTTAATATTACGTCCTTTCTTTCAATGGTTGAAACGTCCGATTTCAAAGCAACCAAAAAGCAAAGCGAGTTATCACGGGATTTTGCCGACGAAATGTTGAAAAACATAGAGGTTCGGGGCGTGTCCTTTTCCGGTCAAGACGATAACGTAGGGGTTGTTTTAACCGGGTTGTTTACCGTGTCTAACAATCAGAAAACCGCAATCAATTCGCCCCGCCTTAAATTCAATACGGAAACGTTCGGGTTTGAGGAAGAATTAGAAGAAATTGCCGCCGACATTGAAACCGAGGTTTACGCATTTCTTTTCAAGGGTAAAAAGGCGCAATTGGAGTTGTTCGGGGCTGATGGCGAACCCGCACCGGGTTTGAGTGCCGAAAAGGTAGAGGACAACGGATTGTTCCCGAACGTTGACGACCCGGCGGACGAAAACGAGGAAAACGACGAAACCGGGGATATGTAAGGCAATGGAACCGTATTTGCTAACAGACCGGGACGAATACCAATATTGTATCAATCGGGGGTATAATCCCCTGATTGATATTCGTAACTTTAAAATGGATATTCGTTTGAGGGTTGAGATACAACGGGAATTGTTCGGGCATTGTATTACGGGACGGGGTGCAAATATCATGGCGGCAAATGAACGCTTTTTTCGTTGGGTTTGGGAGCATAAGCCGCACCGATGCGAGGAATGTTTAAAGCCGTTACGGAATTATTCCGCCGTTTATTGTTCGCATATATTGACCCGTGGAGCGTTTCCCGAAATGGCGCATGATGCAAGAAATATAAATATACTATGTTTTGAACATCATTCATGTTGGGAGAATGGGGATAAAACGAAAATGCGTATATATTCCGGCAATATGAGAATGATTGAATTAATGAAAAATGAGTATGCAAATTTGGAAAGATATTGAGGGTTACAAAGGACATTATCAAATTTCTAATTATGGCAATGTTCGTTCCTTAAAAAAGGATGCGTTTCTAATGAAAGGCGGATATTTGAAAGGATATAAAATAATTAGTTTATGGAAAAATGGAACCGGGAAAATGTTCCGTGTTCATAGATTAGTTGCGGCGGCTTTCATTCCGAACCCGGAAAACAAACCATGTGTTGACCATATCGACGGCGACCGAGCCAATAACTATGCAGATAATTTGCGTTGGGTTACGGTTAAAGAAAATCAGAATAACCCAATAACAAAATCTAAATGGATTGGAAAAAAAGCGAAACCGCACCACGAAAAAGCGGTTGAGCAAATAAAAAACGGTATTGTTGTAAATGTATTTGTTAGCATACAAGAAGCCGCCCGAAAAGGCAATTTTTCGGCAACGGCAATTTGTAAGGTATGTAAAGGGAAAGGAAATTTGCATAAGGGTTATAAATGGAGATATAAAAAATGAGAACCAAAAAGAGGCAACCCGATTACGGGGCAATTTCCCGGTCGTCAATCAAAAAAGACTTTCAGAGGGTACAAAGATACCCCGCCGAGGAAAAATGCCCGCAAATCGAAGAATTGCCAAAAATAAACGCCGAACGTCGTGTTATCCATATATCGGAAACAAGCGCATACGCCAAGTTTGCCAAGTACATTGTCGGTAAATTGGTACGATTAAAAGAAAAAGCGAACGTTGGCGGCAATTCGTGGTATTGCGAGTTTGTGCATGACGACGACCGGAAAGCCTTAAACATGGTGGCGGGTTGGTCTGATAATAAGAAATTGTATTTGTTGGATGGTGTTAAATTCAAATAGTTATGAGTGTAAACAAAGTTACTTTATTAGGACATACCGGGAAAGCCCCGGATTTTAAGGAGTTCGACAACGGCGGTTGTGTTGCGACCTTTTCGTTGGCAACCACGAAACGAGCGTTTACGACAAAGGACGGGCGGCAAATCCCGGAGCGTACCGAGTGGCACAACATTGTATTGCAAAACGGGTTGGCAAAGGTCGCCAATCAGTACGTCAAAAAGGGCGATAAACTTTATATTGAGGGGGAATTAAGAACCCGGAGTTATGACGATGCGCAAGGCGTGAAACGATATGTTACCGAGATTGTCGCAACCGATATGGAAATGTTGACGCCCAAAGGAATCGGAGCCGGAACGCAAGCCCCGCCGCCGCCCGTACCGGATGCACCCGCCCCCGACGGAACCGACGATTTACCGTTTTAATCTGTTTGAGTATGGGAGCGATAAACGGACGGGTTATTTACAGCCCAAAGGGAAAAGCCGGGGAATATGCCGAGAACGCCGCCAACTTTTACGTTGGTTGTTCCAACGGATGCACGTATTGTTATTTGCGCAAAGGGCGGGGCGCAAAAGTGTTGGGCGGCAATACCCCGGAATTGAAAAAGGCATTACGGGAATATCCATACGCATTGGATATATTTACGAATGAGTTGTTGAAGCATAAGGACGAATTGCAAAAAACGGGGTTGTTCTTTTCGTTCACGACCGACCCGTTATTGCCGGAAACGCAAAGGTTGACCCGCCAAGCAATCGGCGTTTGTCAACGCCACGGCGTCCCGGTAAAGGTATTGAGTAAATGCGCCGAGGGTATCAATATTTTAATCGACTTTGCCGAGGCGTCCGAGGGTTGGGACAAATCCCGTATTGCCATTGGTTCCACGTTGACCGGATGCGACGAATTGGAACCCAAAGCAAGCCCAAACCGGATGCGTATAAACGCATTGGCACGGGCAAAACGCCACGGGTTCCGTACCTTTGCAAGCGTTGAACCAATCCCCGTGGGAATGTTTGACCGGGTATTTTCTGTAATTGCTTTGTCGTACCCCTTTGTTGACTTGTTTAAGATAGGATTACAAAGCGGTTGCAGATATACAAAGCGGGAAACATTGACGTTTTACAACGACGTGTTCGACTATTGGGAGGCGCACCCGGACAAAACACCCCGGATATATTGGAAAGATAGTTTTGTAAGAGCGTCCGGGATTGACCGGGAAACATTGCCCGGTTATTGTGTCCCGGCAAATTGGGATTTGTTCAATGAAAAGAAATGAAATAAGGGTTGAAGTTCCCGCCGATTGTCAATTAGTTGGCGTAAGGACGGACGGCGATGTTGCCGTTATCATTTACGAACCAATTCAAAGCGTCCGGCAAATTGGATTTATCCATTACCCGGAACCAAACGACGAAAACGAGGACGAACCCGATAATAAAAAATGATTATGCAGTATAATAACAAAGATTATAAGCCGAAATTGCACGACCGTTGGCGTGCATTAACCGTTAAAAACCCGTATGCAACGCAGTTGGTAACGGCGGCGTATGAGGACAACGGAATTGTTTACGGAGAAAAATGTATTGAGGTACGCAGCAAAAACACGCCGTACCGGGGCGATTTAATGGTTTGTTCGTCTGCTAATCCCGTAATTGCGGGATATGAAAGCGGCGTTACTTTGGGATTGGTTGAATTGTACGACGTTAAGCCCGTCGCCGATTTTACCCCGGAAGATTGGGAGAATACCCGCATACCGCCCGAAAAACGTAAGTCAATAACAAAGGGGTTCGGTTGGATGATGCGGAACCCCCGCCGGGTTGTTGAGTTTCCAATTAAGGGGCAATTGGGTATCTATAATCTCGTATATACAAAAGGTTGTATTGTCGAATATCCTAAAGTTATGGTATTGGATAAAGAGGCATACAATAAAATAAAAGAAACGTATTAGTTTGTTGTATTATGGTTTAATATTATCTTTGCAAAAAAAAGATGGAAAATTGGAAGTTTATAAACGCTAATTATGAAGTTTCAGACAAAGGTAATATAAAGTCTGTAAATTATCGGGGAACGGGTAAAAGTGCGATACGAAAGCAATCTATTAGTAAAAACGGATATATGCGGGTAATACTATCAGATAATGGTAAAAACAAAACATATTTCGTTCATAGATTAGTTGCGGCGGCTTTTATTCCGAACCCGGACAATTTGCCGGAAATAGACCATATCGACGGCAACCGAGCCAATAACGATGCAACTAATTTACGTTGGTGTACGAGAAAGCAAAATTTGAATTATCAAAAAGCAATTAATAATAAACGTGAAACCATGAAGAAAGTAAATACATGGTTTAAGAAAACCGGAAAAGATAATCACAATGCAAAACCCGTTTATCAATATGATTTAGAGGGTAATTTTATAAAGAAATGGGATTGCATACATGATGCGCAAAGATGCGGTTTTAATCATGGAAATATTATTAGTTGCTGTAAGGGACGTTTAAAACATTATAAAAAATATATTTGGAGATATGAGTAAAAAACAAGTTGGAATTATCCGCAACAATGGCGACGTACATACGGCGCAAATTGGGTTCCATGCCGGACGGGTTGGCGTGTCTGTTTACGTCCGGGAATATTGGAAGTATAAGAGTTGGTTTATTATTCCCGGCGTGTCCGTGGATGCGGTCAACGGTTACGACCGTTACGTTGACATTGAGGCGAAAATATTGTTTGTCGGCATTGGCATACGGTTTATATGGATTAAAAGAAAGGTAAAACGATGAAAGCAAAGATTTTATTGTTATCTTTGGCAACGCTTTTGTTGGGGGCGTGCCAAAGCGAGAACGAACCAACAGAGGCATTTTATTTACTTCAAAAATCCGAGAGCATGGAAGAAAGAAACGAGTTTGTAACGAATACCACGGCGGCAATGATACAGATAAACGCCCCCCGGTATAATTGTGAGATTGTCGAAACCGCATTAGCGGGCGGCGATAGGGTACGAATTTGCGTAAAAGGCGCAAAGGAAGATTTGGACGCATTGTTTGACTATGTAAACGAAGCGGGCAAAGAATGAGAGTAAAGCAACCCGAACCGTTCGACCGGGAAAGGGAGTATAAGCCCGGCGAACGGGCAATTGTCAACGGTACGGTTTTAATTGCTATACTATGGACACCCGCCGCACAACGGTTGGCAGATAGTTCTAAAACATTATTTTGCCAACGTTGTGTTCGTTGTAAGATTGGGAAAGATATTTGTACCGGGGCAAATCTGAAATGTGATAAATACAGCCGTACCGACCGGAAAACAATTTTTTGGCGGTTGGCATATCCAAAGAGTAACGCAGTAAGAACAATTAAAAAAAATAGTAATGAATAAACAAGTATTAAGCCCCTTTGATTGCGATATGTGCGCAATGATTGAGGACATAACAAAACAAGAAATTGAGGTTACGGCGTCCGATACTTCAATACGTTTGAGTTGGGCGCAAAATGGAAGCGAGGGAAACGATAAAGCCGAGGGACAAAGGATTGAGGCGTTAAAACAGGCAATCCGGGGACGATTGGGCGACCGTCTTATTGAGTTCTTTTATGACGATGGTATGCAGTCGGTTTATATGAAGTACGACCCGGAGGAATACCCGGAGGAAATGCGCACCCGATTAACCGACCCGGACGCCACGGCGGGAACCCGGTATTGTCGCACCTTGTTAGAGGTTGACGCAATCCAATTCAGACGGGACAATGTGGACGACGTTTTGAGATTTACCGGAGGCGGAACGGTTACGACGCCCCGCACCCTGGACGGCAAAGCAATGTTTTCTTTTCCCGATGGCAACGGCATATTCGTTGACGTGCCGGAAAGTTGGTACATTATCCGGGAATTGAACGGACGATTTACCGCACGCCCGGAAAAGGATTTTAAACGGGAATTTGAACCAAAAGGAACCCCCGCCGAGAATTACACGGAGCAACCCGCCCGTCCGGTTGTTGCTCAAATTGCCAATCTGTTTAATGAGTTGTTCGGAACAAACATTGCGTCCCGTTGCCGGAAAATGGAGGAAGAATTTAACGAGTACAAAGCGGCGGTAAAACACGCATTGCCCGAATTTGACGACCCCGGACGCATGAACGCCGTAATTGATGAATTGGCAGACCTTAACGCCGTCGTATTTCATTCCGCCGTAATATTAGGCATATCGCAACGGGATTTGTTGGAAATGGCATACGACAAAGTAAAGGGACGCCAAACCGACCCTAATTATAAGCGGACGCACCCACACGAACCGAATAAAGGTTGCGGCGATTGTTCCAATTTCTCGTATGAGGACGTAAACGGGAACGGTTATTGCGAAGCATTCAAATCTGAACAAAGGTGCGGAGATTTCCGTTGCCAAGAATATAAACCCAAAAAATAATAGAGCGATGAAAGAAAAAAGTTTTGCACAAGAATTGGCGGCATTGATTAACCGCCACGGTATCGACGCCAAAATGAATACGAACGATTGGATTTTAGCAGATGTTGCCATTGATGCGTTAAACGCATACGGGAAAGCCAACCAATTACGGGAAAAAATGGCAAACGCCCCGGAACCGGGGAAAGACGATTGCGATTGCCCGGCGTGTACATTGCGCCGAACCTTACAAGGGAAAGCCCAACCCGGCGGGAAAGAATACAGAAAACCGGAGGCGTTCGACGTACCAAAAGAAGTGGAAGCAATGGCGGCGTTCTTTGCTGATATGTTCCCCGGTTCCGAAATACAAATCCAACGGGTCGATTTGAAAAAGAACCCCCGGAACAAATGCCGGGCAAAGAATAAACGGAAAGGAGGGCGACGCAATGAAAAATAAATGTTCGTCGGAAATTCCCAATATGCCGACCGGATGCGCCCCGGATAATCGACGCCCCGAAAAGATATGCGGAACGTGTCGATATTTCAACCCGGAATTTCCGGTAAATGGAAAGCCCGCCCCGGTATGTTTGGCAATAAAGGAAATGAAAGGGGGAACGGAATACACCAACCCCCGTGGAACGCAACATTATTTTCGTTGCTCAAATGGGAGATACGAAAACGGTATAGGACAATAGGCATAAAAGCCCCGGAAACAAAGCCGGGGTTTTGCCGTTTATGTACATGAGATAACAAAGGTTTGGCAATGCCCCGGAAAACCCGTAAATTTGCCCCGTGGTTAAAAGATAACCATTAAGACGATAAAAGTATTGAGTTAATAACAAAAGCCTCTTAAAATGGAGATTCCCCGCAAATAACTTGCAAACGAAAAACATTTATTATCTTTGCAAAAAAAAGATATGGAAGTTTGGAAAGATATATCCGGTTTTGAGAATTACCAAATATCCAATTATGGTAATGTAAAAAGCCTCAATTATGGAAGAACTGGAAAAAGTAAGTTGCTAAAGCCAACAGTAAGCGGTAAGGGCTATTTGCAGGTAAGGTTATATAAGTCCGGCAAACTAACTGCATTAATGGTACATAGATTAGTTGCAATGGAATTTATTCCAAATCCAAATAATTGGAAACAAATAAATCATAAGGACGAAAACAAGTTTAATAATAATGCCAATAATTTGGAGTGGTGCGATAATCAGTATAATAATACATATAACGGCAAACATAATAAAATTGCTAAAGCTGTAATACAACGTTCAAAAGCCGGAAACGAAATTGCCCGGTATAAATCCATAAGGGAAGCGGAAAGAAAAACGGGAATAAAAAATATAACGATTACCCGATGTTGTAAAGGAGTATATAAAACGGCGGGCGGCTATGTATGGGAGTACGATTTGACAGCAAAGGAGGTTTGACTATGAAAAAGAGAAAGAAGCCATTAGGCTATAATAAACGTTCCGAGGAACAACGAATTTACGACATTCGGTTTTGTTCCGATTTGTTTTTGCGTGGGTATTCGTACCGGGAAATTGCGGACGCATTGAACCGGGATTTGTCCGCGCGTGGAATGGGTTATACAATAACCTTTCAAATGGTTTATTACGATTTGCAACAATGCCTTATTGAGTGGAAACGGGAACGGTTGGATAATATCGACGAATACGTTACGCAGGAATTGCGCAAATTGGATAAAATGGAGCAACAAGCATGGGAGGCGTGGGAAGCGTCGAAAACCGGAAAGATGCGCACCAAAGAGAAAACCAACAAAGGGCGACCCATCAAAACCGATGCCGAGGACAGCGACCCGGAATATTACGGGTACAATGAAACCGCAACCGAAACGTCCGCCGGGAACCCCCGGTTTTTGGATTTGCTTTTGAATATCCAACAACGCCGGGCAAAGATGTTAGGGTTTGACGCACCCGTTAAAATTGAGATACCCGGATATAACGCCACGACCGACGACGATAAACCAAAGTACGACGTTAAGGCAATCCCGGACGATATGTTGTTTGCTTTGGCTGATAAATTGCAGTCCGCCGAATATCAAAAGGCATTGTTGGAGAAAGGAGGGGCGCAATAATGGCAAAGAGAATAACCGCACCCCGTCCGGGAACCAAGCAACCGGAATGGCAAACCGAGATTTGCGATACGTGCCGTTTTTCCGAATGGATAACGGACGACCATAGACACCGGGATTTAAACGGGAACCCGATTTGTTTACGTTGCCCGCATTACGAATTTTACATTGTCCGAGGTCGTCGGGCGTGTTCTAAATGGGAGAAAGGAGCAAAGCAATGAACAACGAACAATTATTGCAGATGTACGACGCAATCCGGCAACAACCGGATTTGCTTGTTAAAGCCGCCGCCCGTAAACGCCTTATCAACTTTGCCCGGTATATGCAACCGGATTTAGTATTAGAGCCTTTCCACGTGGTTTATTATACGCTTTTGGATATGTTTGCGCACGGCAAAATACGAAAGATGATTGTACAGCAACCGCCGCAACATGGTAAATCGGAGGGGTCGAGCCGAAAGTTACCCGCATTCATGGAGGGATTGAACCCGGATTTAAAAATTGTAATAGGTTCATACGCCGCCACGATTGCACGGGATTTCAACCGGGACGTTCAACGTATCATTGACACGCCCCGGTATCGTGAATTATTCCCCGGCACATATCTAAACGGTTCCAACGTCGTAACGATGGCAAACACGTATTTACGCAATTCGGACGTTATCGAAATGGTAGGGCGTAAGGGGTCGTTGCGTGTTGTGGGGCGTGGCGGTTCGTTGACGTCTAAAACCGTGGACGTGTCGATATTGGACGACGTTTATAAGGATTACGCCGAGGGTAACAGCCCAATAGTACGGGCGGCGGCGTGGAAATGGTACACGACCGTTGTACGTACCCGTTTACACAATGATAGTCAAGAATTGATTGTATTTACCCGATGGCACGACGACGATTTAATAGGACGCATTGAAAAGAGCGGGGAAATAATCATTGATGTAACCCGTTGGGCGGATTTGGAAAACATACCGCCGGGCGCATGGGTGCGCATAAACTTTGAAGCGTTGAAAACCGGGGAACCGACCGAGATAGACCCCCGCCCGGTTGGGGCGGCATTATGGGAGGGGCGGCATAGCCGTATGAAGTTGGAAGCACAAAAGGCATTAGACCCCGTACAATTTCAATGTTTGTATCAAGGCAACCCCGGTTCCGCCGAGGGTCGATTATATCAGCCGTTCAAAACGTGGGTCGAAAAATCCGATTACGGCACGTACATACGTTCCGGCGCATACATAGATGTTGCCGATGAGGGGGACGACCTTTTGTTTGCCGCCACGTATGACGTTTATAAATCGGACAACATGATTTTCAACGAGAAAACAAAGCGTATGGAACCGTTGTTATTTGCTTTAATTACGGATATGGAAATGACGGACGAAAATACGGACGTTACAACCGTAACCGTTCCGGCAATGATTAACAGGAACGGCACGCAAAAAGTATGGGTTGAGAGTAACAACGGCGGTGCGGGTTACGAAAAGGTTATTAAAAAGAAAATGCGGGCAATGACAGACCCGTTTTATCAAGGCGGCAATAAGGAAAGCCGGATAATTACGGCGTCCGCAATGGTAAACCAAAGTATTATTATGCCGTTCGGTTGGGAAACCCGGTACAAAGCGATTTACGACCATGTTACAACCTTTTTGCGTAATTTCGATGCGAATACGCACGACGACCCGGAGGACGGATTAACCGGGATTTACGAAAAAGAGATTGCCGACGGCAATATACAACCATACGCACACGCCAACCGGGGTGTTAAACGTCGTAACTAACAATTTAATTGAGATATGCAAGTTTATAACGGAAAAAGTTTATAACTTTGCAACGTAGAAGTAATACAGAGGGCAAAGGGACAGCCCAACGAGATAACAAATGTAATTTTTAACGTTAAAATTTAAAGAGTATGATTACTTGTAAGTGTCCGGCGGCGGCTTCATTGCCCGATATTCCCGCCGTAAAATGCGCCGAAAGTTTCGGGCAAATCCAAAAGGTAGCATTTCAGCGTCTAACCAAAGAAGATGGAAGCAAAAACAGTTTCACGAGCGAAAAGGCAATTACTTCGCTTGCTTCATGGACGCCGTTGTTGGCGGCGGATGATAGTACAAAGATTGTCGTTTCCCCGTATATCCAAGCCCCGACCAACGAAGCCGGAGCCGCCCGCACCTTTGGCGGCGGTAACGAAACATTGGGAGGCGTTGAGGAAATTATAGGGCGTGAACCTAACCCGTTCACGGGCGTAATGCGTAAAATCCCCCAATCAGTAATTAAGGCAATGAAAGAATTGCAATGCGAAAGTTGGGCGGACAATTTGGGCGTTTATCTGTTTGACGAAAACGGAAGTATTGAAGCTATTCAAGACGAAAAGACCCTGACAACGTATTATCCTATTCCTATTCGTTCGTTATTCATTGGCGACAAAACACACGGCGGATTGGAAACCCCGGACAGCAACGCAATACAATGGGCGTTTTTGCCGAACTATTCGGATGACCTCACAATTGTAACCCCGGATTTCAACCCGCTAACCGATTTGAAACCCGCAAACGGTTGACGATATGGCGGCAAAGGTTACAAAGGTTAAATTAATTTGTCCGCCGCATGGTTTAACCGATGAATTTGAGATTAAGCACGCCGAAAGGTTGTTGCGGATGCCAAACAACGGCGGTTGGCAGTTACCCAAAGACAGCGATTTTAAATTTACCAACGACAATGGGATTGAGTATAAACGAAATAAAAAAGCGGATAACGGAGCCGAAAAAGCGCAAAACGATAAATAAGGCTATTTATCACCAACAGCGCATTAATTTTCACGCCCGCACCCGTATAACGTCGTTTGACATTTGCCAACCGATAACGGATTTTATGGCATTTGTTTCTAACCTATTGCCGCATGACAAATTTAAGATGTTCAAAACATTGTTCCGTTACCCCGTTAAAACAAACGAGGTAACGGGCGTTTGTTTTGATAAGTTGAGTAGGATTTTTGACGGTCGTAACCCGGCGTTCAATTATCAGTTTCAAAACCCGGAAGAAAGGGATGATTGGGAGTATTACCGCCAAGACGTATTACACGAACCGGAAATTTGGAGTACAAAAGGATGGGAGTTTTTCCAAACCGAAATAAATAGCGTTCTTATTGTCGATATGCCGAGCGAACAAAACCCCGCCGACAAATACCCGCAACCGTATTTCTATTGGTTGCCTATTGCATCCGTGATTGATTACAGAGCCAACCCAACGACGGGGGTAATGGATTATATCATATTTAGGCAGGACGGCGAACGTATCGCAGTAATTGACGACGAACGTTATAGAGTTTTCAGAGAGGACAAAAACCACAATATCGGCGAATTGCTGATTGATAACCCGCACGACGTCGGTTATTGTCCCGCCCGTTTCTTTTGGAATGAACCGTTGAGTTTATCGGAACCCGACGTTAAGCAATCCCCGCTAACCAAACAATTGGAGGCGTTGGATTGGTTTTTGTTTTACCATATCAGTAAGCGACATTTAGATTTGTACGGTGCATATCCGATTTATTCCGGGTATGAACAAAGTTGCGATTTCAGTAACGGCGAAAATGGCGATTATTGCGACGGTGGGTTTTTAAAAGACAAACAAGGGTTTTACAGATTGGACGCCGCCGGGCTTTTGATGCGTTGCCCCAAATGCGGGGATAGTCGTATTAACGGCGTCGGTTCGTTCGTTGAAATACCAATACCGGACGGGGATAAACAACCCGATTTGCGTAACCCGGTGCAAATGCTAACCGTTGACCGTGGGAGTTTGGATTATAACGTTGAGGAAGAAAACCGCCTAAAGAATGACATTATTACGTCGGTTGTTGGAACCAACGAGGAAATAACCACACGGGACGCATTGAACGAGCAACAAATACAGGCGAATTTTGAGAGCCAAAGCACGGTATTAAACCGGGTAAAAAAGGGATTTGAGGCGGCGCAACAATTCGTCGATGAAACCGTTTGCCGTTTGAGGTATGGCGGTTTGTTCGTTTCTGCAAAAGTCAATTACGGCACGGAGTTTTATTTATCCAACGCAACCGAGTTACGGGAACGTTACAAGGTGGCAAAGGAAAGCGGCGCAAGCGAGGCGGAATTAGACGCCCTACAAAACCAAATTATCGAAACGGAATACCGGAACAATCCAACCCAATTGCAACGTATGTTGACGTTGGCGGAATTGGAGCCGTACCGACATTTAACCCGTAACGAGGTATTGGATTTGTACGGCAAACAGATTATCAGCGAAAACGATATGCGTATAAAGTTGAATTTTGCTAACTTTGTACGCAGATTTGAGCGTGAATATTTGAACGTGTTAGAGTTTGGGTATAATATGCCGTTCAACTCTAAGATAAATTTTATAACAAATAAATTTAATGATTACGCAAATGAACACAATGTTAAGTAGTGAGGTTTGGCAGGATATACAAGGTTATTCCGGCATATACCAAGTTAGTACATTAGGACGTATTCGTAGTTTGAAAAAAGGGAAAATCAAATTACTAAAGCCTTATATCAACAATATGGGTTATGCTGTTTTATCTTTATATGCTAACCATAAACAAAAAACATATCATGTTCATAAATTAGTTGCTGATACATTTTTAGTTAGAATTGACGGCAAAAATTATATAGACCATATCAACGGCATTAAAACGGATAATAGAATTGATAATTTACGTTGGTGTACTCAAAGAGAGAACATTAATTTTGAATTATCAATCGCTAACCGAAAACATGCAATGCGTAAAGCGTGTGGAGTTTCTGTTAATCAATATGATTTAAGCGGTAATTATATTGCTACTTATGCAACATTAACAGATGCTCAAACGATTACAGGGGTTGCGTATCAAAATATACGTGCGTGTTGTATTGGTAGATATAAAACAGCCGGAAAGTATATTTGGAAGTTTAACAAATAAATTAAAGCTATGCGAGTGAAAGTAAGCGAGGGCAAAACTAAAGACGTTGCGATTATCGACGTTACGCCCGAAAATTACATTGTCCCCGACAATGAGAAACATTTGTATCATTGCGTTATCGAAATTAAGAAATTCGACAGCGAAACGGGCAAACGGTTGTCAATCCCCCGTATTCAGAAATTCGGCAAAAAAGGCTATGAAAATAGCATTGCCGAAAATCTGAAAAAACAGGGTTACACGATTACCGTATTGCACGACCCCAACGAGTACATGAAAGAGAAAGCTGAGGCGGACGAAAAGGCAAAGGCAGAGAAAGCAAAAGCCGCCGAGGAAAAAGCCAAAGCCGCCGAGGAAAAAGCCAAAGCCGCCGAGGAAAAAGCCAAAGCCGATGCCAAAGCGAAAGCCGAGGCGGACGCCAAAGCCCGTGCCGAGGAAAAGGCAGCGTTGAAAGCCGAGATTTTGGCAGAATTGAAAGCGGCGGGAGTTATCCCGGCGGAACCCGCCAAAGAAACCAAAGCCGATGCAAAGGCAAAGGCAGAAGCCGAGGACAAACCCGGAGCGAAAAAGTAACAGAGTATTAAACCATTAAAAATACGATTATGGCACAGATTGCACAGCAGGACAATTTGGTTATTGAAGTAACAACAACCGCCGCCGCATTGGATGGCGCCACAAAGAAAAAGTTGATTGAATGTATTGAGGGCGGAACAATTACCGACGTCATTTTGGTAACAAAAGAGGTTGAAAAGAAAATCAGCCATGCACGTGTTGTTAGTTGGTTGGTTGACACAACCGATGATTCGCCAAAATACACAATTGATATTATTAACGCAAACAGCGGAGCAGTAAAAGCAATCGCACTTAATTAATTCAAAGGGAAAGAATTATGTTAACGAGAGAAATTTTAATTGCAAATGCGGCTTTGTCCGGTTTGACGGACGAACAAATTGCGGCAATTACAACATTGTCCGCCAACGACGAAAATAGCGTTATCGCCAAAAAGACGGGCGAAATTTACGGCGGATTGGATGACGATATTTTGGCGGCGTCCGGTATCGCAAAGAACGGAACCGAAAAAACGTTTGATTACGCCAAACGAGTATTAACCGAGTTCAAAACCAAAGTTGAGGGCGCAAACGGTCTGCAATCACAGATTGACAGCCTAACCAAAGAAAAGGCACGTTTGGAAAAAGCCATTGCCGACGGTGCGACGGATGCGGAAACCGCAAAGGCATTGAAGCAAGCAAAGGCAGATTTGCAAAGCGTTACGACCCAATACAACGACCTCAAAAGCAAATACGATGAAGCCGAACAAACCCACACAAAGGAAGTGTTTGGCATTCGTGTTGAAACGGCATTGCAGACAGCAACCGCCGGGTTGAAGTTTAAGGCAGGATTGCCGGAAAGCGCAATAAAGGTTTTGTTGGGTCAAGCAATCGAAAAAATTAAGGGTATGAACCCGGAGTTTATCGACGACGGCAAAGGCGGCAAAATGTTAGCGTTTAAGGACGAAAACGGCGCAATCATGCGCAACCCGAACAATCAGTTGAACCCGTACACCCCCGGCGACCTTTTGACCCGTGAATTGGAAACAATGGGTATTTTGGATAAAGGACGCCAAGCGGCGGGCGGCGGAACGGGCGCACCAACCGGAGCCGGGGCGGGCGGTAATGTTACCGTTGACATATCCGGCGCAAAAACGAGGGTTGAGGCATACGACGCAATTACGGCGACGTTGGAACAACAAGGGTTAAAAGTCGGAACGGCTGAATTTGACGCCGGAATGCAACAAGCATGGAAAGACAACAATATTTCCGCATTACCGGAAAAGTAAAAGACAACACGGGTAAAGGGTAAACCCGCATTTATAAACAATTTAATTTTTTAAACAATGAGTTTAATTGCAACAAGAGTACAGAATTGGCGGATAGAGAACCCGGAGTTAGACCGTAATATGTTCCGCCCGTGTGAGTACGGCGCATTGGATTTCTTTATTGAGCAAACCAACGCCCCCAACTCAATCATTAGCCCTAATTTGAGAGATAGGGCGTTAGTAAGTATCGGCAACACGGTACAAGTTCCGGTTATCAATTATGACGAAAACGTACAAGTTAGCAACGTGCGTTCATGCGTTATTGCTGATAATGAAAATACGTCCGCATTGGTAACGCTTGTTTGGGCTACTTATGCAATCGGGTTTACAATGGTTCCGGCGGCATACTCAAACAATGAGATTTCGTACCAACACGATTTTATGCGTAAAATGGAGAAAACAACCCGTGCGTTGGCGGATGCTTTGGATAAAGGAGCCGTTGCCGCATTGGAAGCGAACAAAACGCAGATTTTCAAAACTTTGCTCAACTACAAGCATACCGGAAACGTGGTACAAGTTCCAACCCAAATGGCAACCGAGATTTTGGGCGACATTAACCCAATCATGCGGGCGAATTGTTACCCGGAATATATCCACCTTATCGCAAATGCGGGGGTTGATAGCCTAATCCGCAAGTTGGCGCAACATGGCGTTTACAACGACGTTAATAAGCGTATGGAGTACGACAACAAAGTATTGCACTACACGAACAACATAACGGATGAAGCGGGCAAAATGGGAACAATGTTTGCCGTTGCCGATGGAAACGTTGGTATCTTAACCCGTGTTGACCGTGAAGCGTACCGCCGTACCCGTGCGAATTTCCACGAATGGGACATTGTACGATTGCCGTACATTGATTTGCCCGTTGGTTCGCATTATTATACCGCCGTGGGCGACCAATCGGCGATTATGGGCGACGCAACCGCCGATTTGACGTGTGCCGTTAAAGAGTATTTCGGATTTAGCGTTGATGTTGCCTACATGGTAGCATATAACAGCAAACCGGACACCGTGGCAAATCCGATTATCAAAGCCGAGATTGCAGCACGCAATCCGAACGAACCGTTAGGAATGCCCGTATATGTAACCAACGCCGGGGAATTTCCCGCCGGGGGTGCAGGCGCATAAGCCGGAAAACGGAACAATTATTTAACCGAGGGGACGGGGTGGTTATCCCCGCCCCCTTTTTTTAATTAATGATATGGAAAGTTGGAAAGTAATATACGATTTCCCAAATTATGAAATAAGTAATTACGGAAACGTGCGTAATAATACAAAGATAGTTAAAGCCGTTCCCAATAAGCACGGGTATAATGTTGTAGTATTGTGCAATGGTATTCGTAAATCTGTTAATATTCATAGATTAGTTGCGGCGGCTTTCATTCCGAACCCAGGCAACAAACCATGTGTTGACCATATCGACGGTGACAAATCGAATAATAGGGCGGACAATTTGCGTTGGGTTACAACCAAAGAAAATTGTAATAATCCAATAACAAAATCACGCCTAAATAAAAAGATTGGCGAATATATGGTTGGGAGATTAGGCGGATTGCACCAACGAGCAAAACAAATTGCGATGTATTCCATTTGCGGCGATTTGATAAAAACATTCTTATCAGTAAAAGACGCACAACGGGAAACGGGTTTAAATGATAGTAATATTGTTAAATGCTGTAAGGGTATAAAAAAGACTTGCGGCGGTTATATTTGGGCTTATGTATAGGATTAAGGAAATACAAGATAAGTTATTGCACGTCGTCGGTTGGGAACAATCATATAATCCCGCCGAGGCAATCGCCGAGCAATTAACAGAAACCGAAAGCGGGTTATATTTTCAAGGGGCGCACCCGCTTGTAACGTTGGATAATATGGCGGCAATCGTCCCGGACAATTGGGGCTTTCAATACCCGGTTTGGAACGATACAAAGGAATGGAAAGCCGAAACCGTGGTACAATACGCCAACGATGCGGCGGGCAAACCTTTGTATTGGGTTGCTTTGGTTGATAACGTCGCCGAGGTTCCCGCCGAGGGTTCGACCTTTTGGGAGAAATACAACATATTGTCCGATTATTTGGAGCGTTTGACCCGCAACGGAATTTCCACAGCGGTACAAACGTTTACCCAAATAAAGGGGTTGGATAAGGAAACAAAGAACCTATTGGAACGGCGCACGTTCTTTGACGGTGCGGGACGAATAAGAGCAACCCAACCGAATAATCATAAGTTGGTAGGGTTTGAGATTATCCCGGTGCGGGCGATGGGAGTAACTGCACAAATACACCGTGTCGGCTTGCAAATGACGGGCGGAACCGGGGTTGTGAAATTGTATCTTTTCCATAGTTCGCAGATTGACCCGATAAAAACGTTTGATTTGAATTTTACGTTGACAAATGGCGGTTTTCAATGGTTTACATTGGAAGATTGTTTTTTGCCGTATATCAGCGACGCAAACAACGCCGGGGGTGCGTGGTTCCTTTGCTACAATCAAGACGATTTACCCGCCGGGATGCAAGCAATTAACGTGTCGAAAGATTGGAGCGGCGAACCGTGCGGAACGTGTACCGGGTACGGCAATATTGAGGCATGGCGGCAATTGACAAAGTATTTGCAGATTTCCCCCTTTATGTACAACGCCCCGGAAACATTCGCCGAATACCCGGAGTTGTGGGATATAGCCTATACGATGTACACTAATACGCTGAATTACGGGTTGAATTGTGAAATAACGGTGGGTTGCGACCTAACCGATTTTATCGTTGAACAACGGGCGATATTCCAAACGGTAATACAACGCCAAGTTGCGGCAATCGCTTTGCGCACGTTGGCAATGAACCCCAACGTAAGGGTAAACCGTAACCAATCCAACGCCTCTAAAATGGAAATTTTGTATGAGTTGGACGGGAATGTTGAGGGACGCCCCGGCGGTTTGGGTTATGACCTTAAAAAAGCGTTTGAGGCTTTGCGATTAGATACGCAGGGGATTGACCGTATTTGTTTGAGTTGCAACAACCGGGGCGTTAAGTACCGGACAACGTAATTGCATTATGGCGGGGTTACAATCAATAATTGATTTGCGCAACCGGGTTAATACATTTAACGACGGGTTGACGTCCGGGTTGATTATACGGGACATAATCGACGACGGAATGACAACGGCGTTTATCATTGATGCCAACGCCGAGGAACAATTATTTGAACAAGGTATTAACCGATTGGGCGTTGACATAATGGATTATCGACCTTATACCCCGCTAACAATAGCCATTAAGGAGGAAAAGGGACAACCGACGAACCGGGTAACGTTACGGGATGAGGGCGATTTTGAGAGTAGTTTTTATTTGGAAGTCGGCGACAAACAATTTGAAATTAAGGCGTCGGATTTCAAGACGGAAGATTTGATAAAAAAGTACGGGCGGCAAATATTGGGATTGACGAACGAAAACATTGCTAAACTGATTTGGCAATACGTTTACCCGGATTTGCTAACCAAAGCAAAAAAAACGATATACGGAAATGGATAAGTTGATATTGAACGCAAAGCCCTTATTAGGGTTTGATAAAGATTATAGGGTTACGGAAAACGGGGATATTATTTCAATGGATTACAGGCGCACCGGAGTACCAAAGAAATTAGCCCCGCAACGTAACATATACGGTTATGCGATTATTAAACTTATGAAAGGCGGTAAAAGTATAACGTATAGAGTACATAGATTGGTTGCAATGGCATTTGTTCCCAACCCGGACAATTTACCACATATCAACCATAAGGACGAAAACAAGTTAAACAACAACCCAAATAATTTGGAGTGGTGCGATAATAGTTATAACAACAATTACGGCACACGTAATAAACGAATTGCAAAAGCCGTTACCAAAGTTTGGGAATTAAGAAAACAAGCGGTTTAATATGGAACGAATACCGATTATAAAGAACCCGGAATTATTCGACCGGGTTATTGCAAATATTCAAAAGGGATTGGCGGACGGGTTGCCGTGGCTTAATTATTCCTTTGGACGTTCGGAACGGTTGGTTAAGTCCATACAAGGAAAACGATATTACACGCCCAATATTTACGTCGGCGGCAATGAATATATGTTGATTGCCCCGGATAGTAATATAGGGAATTTTTCGTTTTTCGTGTTGGACGACCCGCAACAAATTGATTGGTTCCCCGGCGAACAAAACAAATATACAACGCCGTTTTCGGTTATCTTTTGGTTTGATATGCGCACGATAACCAACGACCCCAACAACCGGAATACGGAGGCGGTCAAACAACAAATCATGCGGGTATTGAATGGCGGTATTTGGTTGCGTTCCGGTTCCATGACAATAAACAGAGTGTACGCAAAGGCGGAAAACATATTTGCCGGGTTCACTTTGGACGAAATAGATAACCAATTTTTAATGCACCCGTTCGCCGGGTTCCGGTTTGCCGGGGAATTGGGAATTGATGAAACGTGTTTAACTGATTAAAAACAAAGTGTATGCAAGCATTTTTATTTTATACGGTCGTGGTTGCTTTGGTTGCTGCATTCGGTTTGACCTTGTTACGCAAATGGCAGGTTATCGAATGGGTACAAGTCCACGGCAACGAGTTTTTCGCAAAGATGTTCAATTGCGATTTCTGTTTGTCCTTTTGGGCGGGGGTTGCTTTGGCAATCCTTTTGGCATTTATAACCGGGAACCCGACGTTGTTGTTGGTTCCCTTTTGTTCCACAATGATAACCCGTTTTTTGCTATGAAAACCGTTAAGATAGGAGAACGCACCGTTGAGATATACGACGCAATCGACGAATTGCCGATGTTGCGATTTCATAAGTACAACAAAATGTTGTTAGTTGATGCCGGGATTGGTTCCGATTTGCAGGATTTCGACACGCATATTGAAAAGGCGATAAGATACGCCCGGAGTAAAACCCCCGAATTGGCGGCAATCGAATTGGATAATATGCGGCAAAACGTGTATTTCATTCAAACCGGAATAAGCCCAAAGCATTTGGCGTTTGCCGTGTTGGTTAAATCAATCGACGGGGAACCGTACAACGATTTATCCGACGATGGGTTGCAAAAGGTCGTCGATATGTTCGGCGATGTTCCCGTTAAAGAGTTGACCGCCCAAATGGAAGCGGTCAAAAAAAAAATAGATGAAGAATTGCAAATGTATTTCCCCCGGTTGTTCGACGATGCGACGGTTAAAGAGTATTACGACGAATTGCGCAACCGCACAATGTTAATGTTGGATGCGATTATAAACGGCGATACAGAGGACAAACGGGCGGAAATTGATAAAATAACGACGATGTTGTTGTTGTACAATCGCCCGGTTGTTTTTAGTGGTTCTGATAACATGGAAATTCAGTACGATAAACAGTTTGAAAATATGTGTTTAACCATATCCCAACATTTGCACGTACCGGAGCCAAAGAAATACACCGTTTTAGAGTATTACAACGCATTTGAACGGATAAAGGAGTTGTTGAAACCAACCAAAAATAAAAACGGTGTCAAATAAGGCGATTTGCGGCATTGTTTTTCTTTGGTTGATTAACTACATGGAAAAGAAAAGATAATTCAATACGGGGCAAATTGCCCGCAAATAACGTTAAGTATGGCAGATAATAACAACCCAATAAAATATAGCGACCTTGTAAAGCCCGACGATAGTATTACAAAGTTGATTGCGCAATTAGACCAATTGAGCGACGCATATATGAATACGTTGCAAAACATTAAGTCGGAAGCAATAACGGTTAAGGCAGCATTGGAGGGCGTAAGCGGGGCAACCGAGAGCGGACGTAAAACAATCCGGGGGGCGTCGAACGATACCGACAAATTGACACGGGCGGCACGGGATTTGGCGTTTGCAGAAAGCGAGAACGCAAAGCGATTGGCGGAATTGAAGCAAGCCCAAAAGGAGGCAAACGAGTTGAACAAATTAACGACCCGATTAAATCAGTCCGCCGAGGGTTCATATAATCGTCTTTCCGCTCAATACTCAATCAATAAAATATACCTCAATAACATGACGGTTGAGGAAAGGGAGGCGACCGAAGAGGGGCGCAAATTGGTTGCGGAAACAAAAGCGATTTACGAGGAAATGAAGCGGTTACAAGAGGCAACTGGGAAAACTTCCCTAAACGTCGGTAATTATTCCGATGCCGCAAAAGGTTTGACAACCCAAATAGAGAACCAAACGAAACAATTAGCATTGTTACGATTGGAGGGCAAACAAGGAACCGCCGAATATCAGCAATTGAGCAAAGAAACCGCAATTTTAAAAGATGCCGTTGCCGATGCGACCGCCGAGATTAAAAACATGGCGTCCGATACGTCCAATTTGGATGCCGTATTAGGTTTGGCGGCGGGTGCATCCGGCGGATTTGCCGCATATACCGGGGCAATGGAGTTGTTCGGGGCGGAAAGTGAGGACGTGCAAGAAGCACAAAAGAAGTTGCAGGCAGCAATAGCCATTACAACCGGAGTGCAAGCCATACAAAACGCAGTACAAAAACAATCCGCATTGATGTTGGGTATTTCCCGGCTACAAATGGCTGCATTGAGCAAAGCGCAAGTTTATAACCGCCTTGTTACCATGCAAGGAACAAAGGCAACGTTGGCGGCTACCATTGCGCAAAAGGCTTTCAATCTGATTGCCGCCGCAAACCCGTATGTTCTTTTGGCATTGGCATTGGTTACGGTTGTGGGGGCTTTAGTTCTGTTTGCCTCTAATACCGACAAATCGGCAAAGAACCAACAAAAACTTAACGAGGCGCAAAAGGTTTGGTTGGATTATCTGGAAACCGAGGCAACCGAAATGAACCGAGTTAGCAACGAACGTGTCGCCCAATTAAACCGGGAATTAAATATTGCCAAAGCCCGCAACGCTTCATTGTCCGAAACCCGAAAGATTGAGGACGAAATATTAGCCGAGCGCACAAAGGCACACAATAAAAGCGTTGGTTTTTACGGTCAAGAATTAGATGATTTGGAAGCGAACCGGGCAAAGTTGAAACAACTAAACGATATGTTGGTACAACTCAATAACGCCAAAGCCCGTGGAGATAAGAAAGTTTATATTGATGTTGATTTAGACGGCAAAATTGATAAAGTCAAGGTTGACGAAGCGATTGAAGCCGTGCAGGGTCAAATAGATAATACCGGGCGGGCGGTTGACATTGCCGTTAATCTGAAAACAGAGGGGGCGGATTTGGACGCCGAAAGAAAAATATTAGCCGTCCAACGCTTACAAGAAAACCGGGACGCCGCCAAAGCCGAAACCGACATATTACGGAAAGCCGAGGACGCCCGGATTGCTTTAATTAAAAACACGTTCGACCAACAACGGGCGCAACGCCAAGCCGCCAACGCCCGTGCGATTGCTGATATACAATTGCAGTTGAGAACGGAAACCAATTTAACGGTTAAGGCACGCAAAGCATTGAACGACCAAATTGTTTTATTACGGGAACAATTGGCGGTTGATATGATAGATATTGCCAACCAACAACGGGCGGCGGAATTGTCCGCACAACGGGCAACGCAGGACGCCCAAATTGCATTAATGGCAGAGGGGGCGGAAAAGCAACGGGAACAATTGCGGGTTGAGTATGAAAGGCAGATACAAGACATTAACACCCGGTTAGAAACCGAGCGGGGATTAACTGAAACACAAGTTGCCGAATTGCTTAACCAACAATTACTTTTGCAACAACAATACGCAAAGAGTTTGGGAGAATTGAACGACCAAATTACAATAGACCAAATGCAAGCCGCCGCCGACCGGACGCAATTACAATTAGACGCCGCCCGTGAGGGTTCGCAGGAAGAAATAAATTTGCGCATTCAGTTGTTACAGCAACAACGGGCAATCGAATTGGCGCAAAACAGACAATTAGCCGAGGACGTGCGCCAATCCGAGGCGGATATTAACGCCAAATATGACGCCGAGGTATTGAAGCAAACGACCGAGTTAAACCAACAACGGGCGTTAATGCTTTTCGACCAAACGCAAGCGTTGGAGGCGTCCGAGTTTGATTTAATCCGCAATTCCGAGGAACGCAAAACCCGGTTCCGGTTGGCACAAGAAAAGGCACGGTTGCAAAAGATTTTAGAGTTGAACAAAGCGGCGGGCGTTAAAATGACGGACGCCGAGGTTAAGACAATCGAAAATACCATTGCGAAAATCGACCAAGAAATTGAGAAAAGCAAAGGCGACGAACGGGGTAACGATATATACGGATTGTTCGGGCTGAATTTGGACGACGACCAAAAGGAGGCAATAAGTACGTCCGTTTCCTTTGCCATTGAGCAATTAAATAGTTTTTTGGATGCAAAGGTACAAGCCGCCGACGCCGCCGTTTCCGCCGCCGACAAAGAGGTTGACGCAAGCCAACGCCGATTAGATGCGGAATTAGAGGCACGGGCGAACGGTTACGCCAATAACGTTGCAATGGCACAAAAGGAGTTAGACCAAGCCAAAAAGAACCAAGAAAAAGCCCTAAAGGAGCAACAAAAGGCGCAAAAGGCACAACAAGCAATCCAAACAATCCAACAAATCGGAAACCTTGTAACGGCGTCCGCTTTAATATGGAGCCAATTAGGTTTTCCCTTTGCAATTCCGGCTATTGCGATAATGTGGGGTTCTTTTGCCGCCGCCAAAATTAAAGCCGCCCAATTATCCAAGTCCGCCAACGCCGGAGGTTCGGAAAGTTACGGCGATGGTACGGTTGAAATGTTGGCGGGCGGTTCCCACCAATCCGGCGACGATGTGGATTTAGGAACCAAACCGGACGGAACCCGGAGGCGTGCCGAGGGCGGGGAATTTTTCGCCGTTATCAATAAACGTA